TTTGTATATTAAGAACCACCGTGCCACCAAAAGTATCGGATCCGGAATATTCTTTCCTCCTGATGTAGTACATAGAGTTACAAAAGTAACATCCGGTACCCGATACTGTTTAATAGGTCACGGTTGGGGTGTATTAAATCGTAAGTAATTACTTCTTTGGATTCTGATTTACGAAATCATACATCTTTTGAGCAGTCTCAAGGACCTTGTCAAGTCCAGGAAACTCCGGAGCAGAGACTTTGGTAACAATCTTTCCATCTTTATCCTTTGACTGCGAAACTTCCCAGCCAAGTAACTTGGCCTTATATTCCTCAATGACTAACTTTTCGGCTAGACCTAAGATATCAGAACGGATTTCATATCCATTCTTATTGAACTTAATCTCGGGAAGTCCTGGAATCTTGTTATCACTCATATTGTGTCTCCGTTATTTTTGTGTGTTAAAAATAGCCTTTGCAGATTCCTGCATAGACTTTGCTGTTTCTGTATAAAATGATTTATCAGTAACAGTTTTATGCATGTTGCTGGCAGTAGTAAAACCAACCTCAATTGCCTTTTTAGTATACTCATTTTGTGCATCTACAAATTCATGCATAATTTTTGCTAGACCTTCGTGCTTTACAAAAGTGTCAACAAAAATCTTCTTTGAAGTTTGGATGGCGTCAACGGTATTATTGACTAAAGTAGTTAACATATTATCTACTCCTTAGTTGCAACGACCGAGAAGGTCTCGGCTGTCAAAAAACTCAGCCTTGCTAAGACCATTGCTGCGATCCTTATCGGCATAGCTAAAGAACTTAGGCTGAGTGCGGCAACCCGCGCCAGTCAATTCAGTAAGTGAGATTTCCCCGCTAGTGTCTGCATCAAGCTTGGTGAACAATTCAGTCTTCCAAGAAGCGAGTGCTGGGGTTGATAGTGTGAGGGCCATAAGCAGGCCGATAGTGATATTCTTCATAATTTTTTCCTCTGTGTGTGATGTAGCTTTGCTACGTTTTATTTATGCTGCAAGTGCGAACAAAAACAAATACTATTTAACCGAATCTAGGTAGCTTTGAAAGTCTCCGTATAAAGCCATCATCATTGCTATTTTGTTATCGTAAAGTCTAATGTAGGGTTGTTTTTTCTGTGTTATGGAATCTTGTTTTACCCCTACGTAATAAGGGCATTTAACTTTTTTATCAATTGCAAGAGTATATTTTCCCCATGAACTTGAGTTCATAGCGTTTTTCGGTGGCGTAAATTCAAAATCGTAATGTGCTATGTTTGCTTTATTGAAGGCAGTCATTCCTGCATCTGAAAGTCGCAAGCCGGTACCAGTTCTACCAGTAATGAACCATTCAGATATAATCTTGTCTGCGGGAATGTTATTCCAAGGAAAGTCAGGATTATCCTTGGTCTCAATCAAAATCAGATTGATGATTTCAATTTTAGTCTTGGGATAGATCATCGGGGTAGACTGTTCTACCGCTGTTCATAAACACGACAGTAAACTTATCAGTTTTAAATTGTGCGTTTAATTTTCTGCACAAGTTTCTTGCATGTCCTGGATTACTAAAGCTAGTTTTCTTGTATTTAGGAGCAATATCGTTCGATAGATAATGACTAGATTTCAAGTTGATTGGTTGATCGTCATAGAACACAGCCCAAATACCAGCAGCCTCTACGATTTGATCGCACTTGTAAGTGTTCTTATCTACGTATTCTACTAATACCTTAGGTTGACCTCTACTCATTTGAATGAGCCACCTTTAACTTGTACCTGCATAACATTAGGTTCTTTATTTTGTTCTTGTGCGAGTTCATGCAAGTCAGCTAGTAGTTTGGCTATGTCATCCCTTAGGCCCCGTGCATCTAGAATGGTTAAAATAACATCCTTATTCATTCGGGATTCCACAACCGACATCTTGTCCATAAATTTTTTAATGTGTATCATATCTATATATTTATATATTTATCGCATTATATGCGTCGGTTTCAGTTTTAAACGGGCCTTGATAAGGGTAACGCTGAATAAAGATGTATTTAGGGCAAAATGCCACTTGCTTTATTCCATTCTGATCTATCATAAAGTAACCGGCAGCGTGTAGACACTTGCTTTTTTTAGTTTTAGTGAACAGATGCAATCCTTTTTGAATATCTAAAATACTGTTATATACACGCTTAGTAGTAGGATATTCAGGATATGGATGCGTGGGCTTTGACGCTGTATTAACAATGCTCTCAAACTTAATTTTGGTTGATTTCTTCAATTCATCTGCGTTATTAAACTGAAGGAAGGTGCCGTTAATTTGCACCCCGTAACCTGCATTGTTAGCTTCAATATTACCTACTTTTTTATTACCGTCAGTAACAATCCAAAATTGATTCTTGACGATTGGTTTTGCGACTAGTTCAGTCATGATTTTCCTTTGTTAACATTTTAAATAAATCTCTCTTATGCTTGGGTTGCCAATATTTCCCATCCAGACCGCATTCACCGTGGCGACGGGCGATGCTACAATACGGCAGCTTAGCCTTTACTTTCATTGGACCAAGAACTATATCCTCAACTACTGTTTTTGCCTCAGGAAATTTGGAGCATTTGTAGTTAGAATCATATACTGCTATACGACCATTCAACGTGAAAATCCTGTCAACCATAGACATAGTAGAATGCTTGCAATCTTTGCACGAAAAAAGTTCTTTAGCCATTCAGAATCCCTTCATAAGGAGAGTTAAGCCATTTACTGTAAGTTTCACCTTGCTCACTAATCTTAGTCAATTCATATTTGCCACAGAACTTCATAAGATGAATGCCTACCATCGGCATTTTAGTAGTGCGAATATCGCTTTTGATTACGTTATCAACAGCTAACTTGATTTCGTCGGGCATAGCACGAAGGTCAATCAGAGTGCGGTTGCGTTCATAATCATCCTTTACGCGGTGTTCAACGCCCTCATGATCGACCCAACGCTGCAAGAGGAAGTTATTCCAATTGAAGCCTTGCTTGTTACGATCCTCAAATGCTTCACGAATGCCTACAGTGTTCTTAGAACCCTTCTCACGAGCGCCCGGGTATGCACTGAACACGTTGTCAGTTGCGTCACCGCGAATAATCTTCTTGAACAGCAGATATTCAGGGTCTTCAAGCAACTTAGGCTCACCAGTTTTCTTATCCTTGATAGGCTTACCGCGGTCATTGAAGTATCCATCAAGCGTGATAAGCTGATTAGCAACACCGTTGTATTGCTTCACCTTCTCGCTGATAAGCTGGACATAGTCGCTATCACTAGAAATAATGAAGTGTTCATCATCGGGATGCAAATAAACAAAACGAGCAATGATATCATCTGCTTCTGCATTAGGGACACGCAATACGCTAGCGTTAGTCTTTTCACGCAGGTAAGTAGTGAAAACGTCATATGTTTCCCAGAACATCTTGTTTTCTTCTACTTCACGTTCTGTCATTGCACTTTCGTCAAGCTTGCGATGAGCCTTGTAGCGAGGATAGAACTCCTTACGCCAGCTACGACCCTCAAGACAAAACACGACATGGTCAATTCCGTATTGACGCACAATCATATTGACCGATGCTAACGATAGGTGAATAGCCATGCCAATCTTCTCCCATGTGTCGGCGCTGCGTGAAGCAACGTGCCGAGCGCGGAAGAAAGTATTAGCTGTGTCGATCAATGCGTATTTCATGTGGTACTTTCTCTGTTAATATACTTACATATTACACTATATATTAGCAGTTGTCAAGCCTTAAATGACCTCAAGGTATTTTTCTGGATGTTTCAATGCATTTTCCATAAAGTTTTTTAAGTTGCTGCTCTCTTTGTTGAGCGGCAAATGCTCTTTTTTTACTATAAAGATGCCGGGGATAAACTTGATTTTTTTGCGATAGTATTCTTCTAGTATCTCTAGCGTCATTCCGGTATCGGCAATATTGATATACTCGGTTCTATTAAATCCGTTAAACTTCGAAAAGAATTTCTTGAAGTATACCTTTCCATCTTCCTCTAAGGTTCGAATTTGGCCCTCTAAACCCGGGCGGGCAATGCACAAAAAATGTATTGTCACATCATCCCCGCCCTTCGTATATCCGTTGATACGACTAGATAGGTCTTCTGTAATGCCGGGTTTAAGGCTATGTTCTTTACCTTGCACCTCGGCGATGTAAAGACCTTGTGTCACGCTACAATCAAATCCTGCAAGTCTTGCGGAAGCGCATGAAACATTTTATATCCGTTATCATTATAGTCTTCCATAAAATGCTTAGAGATATTAGTAAAGGGGCCATTATGTTCTTCATAGATTTGAAGAAGCAGCGCAAGCGACCCGTCAGCAGGAATACTAGGAACCTTCTCACCGGGATTAGCAACACTGTACCATTCCTTAAAGGTCGCTTCTGCTAGAGTACGAAACACTGCTGGCGAACCGGAAACGTTACGAATGATGTTACCGAGAGTGATAACAAACTCCTTGATTTCCTTGTTACTAAGATTCTTAGTGCCTTTGATCTTGTTACGTAGATTGACCATCGGAGACACTTCAAACGAGTCAACACTACGATAGTCCCAGTTCCACTTGTGAATCTGGCACCACCAATGCATTTCTTCTTCTGTGAAATCCTTAAGTAGGTCTACACGAACAAAAGCACCAGGCTTGTCAATATTCTCATCATCCTTTTCGTGAACAGGAATGATGTTATACTTTTCCATAATCACCTGCTTAGAAAAAGCATCCTCATACAAGTCTTTGGTGATAGTCTTTGGATTATCCTGACGCTTAGAAAGAACATAGTTCTTCCACTTATCGAAATAAGCGAGTTTTAGCTTGTCGGCGCCGTTGATGCCCAAGAAGTGTTCGCGGGCAAATTCAAAGTTATGGAACTCTACTACCTGACACTTGACCTTAACATCAGTCCAGTTTTCAGCAGTAATGCCTACGCTTTCAAAATATCCCCATTGAGCCATTACACCATAGCTTACAGCAGTATGCTGGCCGTCAATGATGTAGTAATACCACTTATTCTTGTGCTTAATCTTCAATACATTTACGTATTGAACCTTCTTGCCATCATAGTTCTCAGCAATCTTCTTAACATGTCCGGGATTTACGGGACGCTGAACTGCTAATGCACTTAGTAGCACACTAAGGGGAAGCGCATGATAATCAGCGATATCCTCATACGAGGGAACATTACCTTGCTTGTCGATATTACGCTTAGCAATCTTGCTTAGTGGACTCTGCATAAATTCATTAACTAAATCTGCTACAGTTTTAGCTTCATGGTCATCGGGCTTTTTATCAAGCACGTTGAACGGACGTTCATTGGAGTCTACTGTGGGGAGAGACGTATTCCAAACGAAAATATCAAAGTTCTTAGTTTTTGTAGTAGCCATAATAACATTCCTTACTCGTTAATATATACATATAATACACAATAACGTAGTAGTTGTCAAGCCCTTTATTCACCAACCTCAAATAAACTATCAAAAAGGTCTCGACTAATGCCAGGATTTTTATAGGCTTTGTTTGTTTCTGGGTCTACAATGTTAAGTAAGGTGCCGTTCCCGTCACTAAAATCTTTAATCTGATTAGACAGTTGCCCTTCAGCGCATCTTGATTGGTGTTTTTTACCACCCTCAATCGAATCCCAATTTAGGATAGATAAGTCCCAAACTGCAACAGCTAGATTGTTCTTGTCGAAATTAGCAGGCAATTGATTAGTATTAATCAATTCATCTACCCCTTTACGCAAATCACATCCGTTGCTACTAGCAGGAATACCATTCGAATAACCGTGAAAATTAGCCGCTTGCCTTACGATTCTTTCGCCCAATTGACCTTGATTAGACCTTTTACCGTCAGGCGCACTTTCTCCAACTTTGAGATAAGTTGGAGTCAGTTCTCCAGTAACAGCAAAAAATACATATACGAAATATCTAGTATTATGCGTCCTAAAGATATTATAGATTTCGTCTGCTGTGTCAAGGTCAGCACAGTTAATAGTAAATGTTGGTGCAAACAACTCTAAATCAGTGAACATTAACTTACCTCCGTAAAGCCACCACCGAGGTCACGCTGCTGAATAACACGCATATCTGATTCACGATTATCTGGATCGGCTTGCTGCTGCTCATACACTTCAAGTGCAATATTGCGGCATACAGTTTGGAACCATCTATCTACAATCTGTGCGTCTGTATCATCAGCACGAATCTTATAACCCTGTTTAACAAGGATAACAACAAACTTATCATTCCAATCAAGTTCAAATGACCCATTATTGATATCAGCCGGGTCAAGTTCAACGCTTATAATATTAACGTAAGGCTCTCCTAAAGAAGTTGCTTTCTCTTTAGGAGTTAATTCCTTCTGCTTAGGCGCCTTTTTTACTTTAGGTTCAACTGGCTCTGGAATAATCTCCGGAGCTGGACTAAACAATTTTTTTAATTTCTCAAACATATTTTACCTCTGTATAGTATATATCTGCTTCTTACCGTCGGTCAGGATAACCGTACCATCAATCCACTGCGGAGGCGGACGATTAGACCAACGAAGCAAGTCAGTCTTGCCGTAGTTGTAATAGTTGCGATAGTTGATAATTGGATCTAAGCTAACGATGTATTGCTTGTCCATACAAGATGGCATCTTAGTCATTACGTTGGACTGTTCAATATTCTCGGGGGCATCCTTAAGAATATCTTTTAGCTTATCAATTGTAAGATGAGTACGACCGTAGCGATAAGTGTACTCACGACCAAGAGCCAAAAGATGATCATACAACCAAGCATAGTTAGCAGAGTTTTCACGAACCCAAACTGCCGAAGGATGATTAATATGAGTAGCAGCGTACATAATAGCGTCAGCATTACCAGATAACCTCCATCGTTTTGCTTTGCGTCCGGACTGTGATTGACCCACATACTCCTCACCGTCAATGACACGATGGGCAGTTGACAGGAGCTGTGCTGTCTCAAGAATCATCTTGACAACATGCCTGTCAACCATGTTGCGGGCGGCAACCTCAGCATTCGAATCTACATAAAATATATTCATAGTGTTTTCACTTTATCACAGTTTAGTATGGTTGTCAATCTTTAGTAACTCGTAATTACCCAAACGAAAATAAACTCAAGGGTGAGGGAATAGGCTGTTCAGGTTTCTTTGAGAACACCATGATGCCTTCGTCTGTATTTAAGTCCACTTTAGCACTTGGTCGAGTTATGTTTTTCAATGTGAGCGTTTCTACATAATGAAAGCCTAAGCTTTCTGCAATGGCTCTAGTATCAGCGCATAGCTTGTAATCTAAGAAATCCTTGATGTTAACGAGCATCTTTCCATCATCAACTAAGTATCGCTTGATGTTTTCTATCGTAGGTCGCAGATAGTTATCTAGCCATTCTTGATAAGAGGTTCCGGGCTTGTATGACTGATTACCAACACCATAGTCTTCAAGATTGAAATACGGAGGACTACTAAAGGCTACTCCGATAGTGTTTTCCCATTCTGGAACGAATGTTTCGGAACCGTGACACCTAATATCATACGATGCGGATGTACCATTAACAGTATTGTAATCAGTAGCCATCTGCCTAAGTCTGTCTACTAGTAGGTTATTAGGGTCAGTACCATAATACTCAACCCGATTTCTCATTGCTGAAAGTAGTCGTACTCCCCAGCCACATGAAAAATCATAATATTTGCCATTGATGTTATACTTAGAAAGAACCTCATCTACTGACTTAATCGGATAGTTAGACGGCTTCATCGCAACACCACCGCCGCTAAGTCGCAGGGCAGCTTCAAAGTTCTTGATATCAGAATCGGTCTTTGGATATACTTTATCACTTGAAAGTACCCTACTCCAAAAGTAGCGTATCAAGTCGATAGATTCAAAGACTTGTTCGATAGACCATCGCGGAGATTCTAGCTTCACTTTAGCCATAAGGTCTTTTACATAATAGCTAGTAATGGTACCTATGATAGTGCCGCCATTGTATACTGATTCTAGATTTTTCTTAACCAAATCAAAATTAGGCTTTTCGTAATACGCAGCCTTCAGTTGCAAGCACTTGTCTTCTGGCAAGTCATACCAATGATCGGTGTTTAGAGTTTTTCCTAAATGAGTAATTTGATATTTTTTATTCTTTTTCATACTATTGCAATCTATCATAGTTTTAGGTGGGTGTCAACCTTTAAAAGATCATTCATGGTATATAGGTTTTTCATATAGGAAGAAACATCTTCTAGTACGCTGACCTCTGCGTCACCTGGTCTGCGAGGACCATACTTGATATCAAAGAAGGTATTGTTCACTTCTTGAAACTTGTTTACAATTTCTCTTACAGTATAACCGACTCCATGCCCTAATGATTCGACGCCGTTTGCTGGCTTTTCAATCGCTAGTTTCAGTGCATGACAGATTTCATTAACATGTACGTAGTCACGGACAGCAGTGCCGTCTTCGCTTCGCTCGTAGTCTTTACCATAAATAGTGAATTCATCAGTACCAATCGCTTTGATAAGATTGTACATCAACCCATCTGGATTAGTAGGCTTATAGCCGTCAGTACCAATAACATTATAGAACCTAAAAATCGTATATGGTGTTGGGTTATGAACAGTACAATATTCACGTACAACGTCCTCTGCTGCCCTCTTACTGATACCATATGCACTTTCACACAATTCAGCAGCACCAGTACTAGCAAAGATAAAGTTCTTAGTCTTAATCTTATTGACTACATTCATCGTTCCGTTGATATTGGTGATGTAATATTGAATAGGAATACGTTCACTCTCGCCAACATTCACTAGTGCAGCGAGGTGAATAACTGCATCATACTCATCCTCTGTAGTAAACAGTCTATTAATATCAATATGATTGAACTCTTTAACCGGATGCTTTGGCTCTCGTATATCTAATCCGTGAACCTCATATTCTCCCTCCAACATCTTGCATAGATGAGAGCCAATGTAGCCCGAGCTACCTGTTATTAATATCTTTTTCATATTAAAATCCTTCAAATAAACTTACGCCTGCATCTTCTTCTTTCGGTTCAAAAGAAGGATCCTTAGTCAAATAGGTGTTCTTCTCAGTATAGATGACTCTAAACTTATGTTTATTAGATAATACACTCCTAATATCATCAATGCAAACAATGCGGCGACCTAATGCTTGAATAAAGTCGCTGTATTTGACAGTTGTTTCATCGCATATCTTTGCGGTACTGCTGTTGCTCTTGCGAGATTCAAACTCGTTGAAGCAATGATTCCACTTGTGGAATACTGCGTCCTCATGAATCTTGAAGTGATTTACTGAATCATATGCTTTATACCAAGACTTGCTTGTAGGATATTGGTCATAGACTGCCTTAACATCCTCAGCCATATTACGCTTGCTGGTAGTAAAGAATTGTGTACTTGGGAAGTTTTGCGTCCAACGCTGATTAATCAAAGCAAATGTAGGAAGCTGAATAATCTGCTCAAGGAAAGCAATACCGTAGCTTTCTACTGTGCTTGGATTGAATGCTACACGGCAACTCTTGATAAAGTCTACCTTCTCTTGTCCAATGATACCTACTTTGATTTGATAGTCAACACCCATCTTCTTCAATCGTTCTTCAAACTTCTTTGCGCCACTTGCACTTGTCATAACGCGGGCGGGCAACTTAGTCTGCTCAATCAAGTCAAGATAAAGTTCAGGATTCTTTCCTTCTTCCCAACGACCAATGAACAGCACACCCTCGCGGTCATTGTCATATTCTCGTAACATACCTTGTTCGGGCAGCGGAATAGGAAGATGAACTGCGTTTTCAAAATGTAGACGATTGAATAAACTTTGTGTACCGATAGCTATATTCGGCATCTGTAGCTGCAATCGCATCATGTCGTTAACTTCATCAAGAAACGGATTCTTAGTATCCTTGAAAATTTGACTTTCTAAGTGGGTGTATGCGATAGTCTGGATATAGTCCGACAATCCTAATGTAGAAACTATTTGCACAGTTTCATAGGTATTACAGACAAAAGCATCATATAGATTTGTAGATAGTGCTTTAATCGTAGCATCACGGAAGTTAGCCATTCGTTCATAACAGTAGCTATCCTCATACATAAAGATAGCACTGTGATCCGTGTAGCGTTGTGGATTGTTTGGATAGATGATATTTGCTTTGAGTTCTTTGATAAACTCATCAGCAACCCCCTGAGGACTCTTGTCAGTAATGATATCTACATATATTCCGTGACTATCCATCAACTCACAGAAGCTTTTTGTGAACTGTCCAATACCACCATGAGGAATCAATGTTTGTGAACTAACTAGAAATCCGATTCGTTTCATTAAGTCGCCCATGCATTCTTGAAAAGCGGAACTTGTAAACGATCACTATACCGAACACCATTCTTCATTGCAAGGTCAGCGACAGTGCGGTTGTTTAAGTGATACACACTTTCAACGCCTCCTACTGGCATGAAGTAAACTGAACCGGTAAAGCCCGCATCACGATACTGCTCAACTGCTGCTAATGCTTCTTTAGCATCATCTTCTGTTGCGATAACAAACTTAAGATAGACATGTCCTACAGCCTGATATCCAACTACTACCTCAGGCTTAATTGCATCCTCTGCTTTTTCACCAGAACAACTTAACTTAGCACTTACACTGAATGTGATTTCACGATCACGATTAGCCGACCCATATCCAGGCTTGCCACCATCCCACCACCATTGTTCAAGATAGTCAAAGAGTTCAGGATGCAATGGCTGCGTACCGTTAGTCTCAAAGGTAATCTCTTGTAGAGACTGCATCTTAGGATGATTTAGGAGTTCTGGGTAGGCTCGTTGCCATCCGAGGAGTGGTTCTCCTCCTGTGATGACGAGGTGTTCGTCTTTCCATTCTTTAAACGGTAGTAGTTCCATAATGTCGCTGACAATAGTATCAACATCCCTGCTGGGAGAAAGATGCTTGAAGCGAGGATCCCAGGATGCGTAGGAATCGCAGCCTGTAGTGACGAGCGGGAGGGTACCATATTCTTTATAGTCTTCTGGATTGACTGCTTCTCTTTCACTTGATAATTCACCTTTTGGCATGCCGAATCCGGCGCATTTGAAATTGCATCCATATGTTCTAAGGAAAACAGACGGCACACCCATGTACCGACCTTCTCCCTGAATGCTATAGAACAATTCACTGATTTTGATTTTTGTCATTATCTACTCGTTTCATTTCTGCTTCATATTCCTCGGGATAAAGTGCTATTTCTGCATTACACCAACCAGTATGATTACAATATTCGTCACCGTTTGTTACGCATCTATAGTATTTAGGCTTAACTCCATGCCTCTTTCTAAAATCATCACTATCATTTTCAAGAAGCCATAATCCATAGAAAAACATAGATGCTATTGCACAGAATACAACTACAGCTATAACACTAATTACGTCCATTGTCAATCATCCTTTCCACCGTTTTATCGGTATACACTTAAGTTTCCTAAAACGATACTATCGTTTGAAAAAACATCATCGCTTAAAATTTGTTTTAGTAAAATAACATCTGATTTATCAAGTGACATTTCTAAGAACTTTTCATCATTTAAATGTCCCCACTGTGCAATCATACTAAATGAAATATTTTTTAAAGTATCCAATGATAATTGCCACTGTGCATACTCTTTTATTTCGTGGTAATTAGCCCTTTGCACCGTAAAACTTGTTTGCCAATTATGTAGATTTGGAAAATCACCTTGTCGAATCTTTTCATTAAGCAAAGATAAGTTTTCTTTTAGTCTACTAATATGACCGTTTTTTCTAACTATTGCATATGTTTCCTGAGAAACTGCATCAGTACTAACTACAATTCTACACATATTTTTCCAAAGAGGTTTTATTTTTTCCCAAACCTCTTCACTCATCAACAGTCCGTTAGTCATTAATTCAATCTTTAAATTTTCATTAAATCCTAAATTACTCAATTCTTGCAGGTATCCCCAAAACGTAGGGCTTGCAAAAGGATCAGATGAACCTGATATCTGCAACAACACTTGCTCATTTTGATTAAGCAGATAGTAAACTAATTCCTTAACTTTAGCGTGAATTTTATCAAGTGTTGTGCTTTCCCCTATCTTAGTAAATTGAAAGTTAGGTCGGCAACTAGGACATTGTAAATTACAAGACGAATCATAGCTAAATCCAATGTTAAACGGAAATGCAGATAAACTAGTTTCATAATTTTCAAGTGGAACTATGACAGGATGGGGTTCATTTCCACTAAGTAAACTTGATAGCACAGGGCAATTATCATTACAGTGTGTGAATTTTCCTTTAGCCATATCTTCTATGACTGATACTCGGGTTATATTGTTAAATATCTCCTCGATAGAATCAGTTAATATGTTGCCGCAAAACTTAGGTAACCAAGTAAAACAACATATTGATACCGATCCAGTGGCATGAATTTCAATATATTTGCCAGGTCTAATGCACCCAAAATCTTTTAGATAAGAAACAGGTCTCTTATAAGCAGATTCAGGATGCAGTAAAAAATTCATCCTTTCCACCATTCTTCCCAAGGGAACACAATCCATTGAGGGTCTTCTGCTTTGTTGATGCTTTCTCCGATATAATTTACTTCAAACGTACTTGCATCGTTGTCAACTAGTACAGCAAAACGAACTGTATCATTCCAAACAGTTTCCCATTTAAGATCATGTTTGAACGCACTACCTTGCCAATCTTCTTTAATCCAATTGAGCGTAGCACCAGTGTCATTGATATCATCAACGATTAGGATATGCTTACCTTCATAAGCATCCTCTGCCATCCAGCAATTAGTTTCACTTTCCCCACCGTCACGCAGACTGACCCTAAGTGTCTCCATCGGAATGTTGAGATAATGACTAATCTTTAGAGCAGGGTTAAGTCCGCCCCTAGTAAGACCAACAACATAATCAGGCATCCAGTTATCATTGTTCATTTGACGAATGATATCATGGACCATGCCATCAATCTGTTTGTCAGTGTAATATACTTTCTTAGTCATTATCTCTTGTATCCTTTATCCTAGCAAATTCTCATTCCATTCACGATGACCTTCACGGAAAGCCATGTTACTCTGTGTTTCACGAACTTCAACACGATAGCACCAAAGTCGCTCTGCTTCGCCTGAACCCCAGTGGTCAGGAATGTAGACACCGTTGATAAAGTTATAAATCATATCAGCAAGTGCTTCACATCCAGTTGCTGGAATGATAGTCAACTTTGCCATGTTACGTTCTTGCAACAGCTTGAACACATCCATATCAGGATCGTCTTCTGCAACAAGCAATGTATGGTCAAACTGGTCTTCAAGAATTGCCTTCAAGTCCTTAAGACCTCCGTAGTCTGCACACCAGTTTCGTGCATCTAGTGTATCAGCACCGAAGTATACCTTGATAGTAAACGAATAACCATGAATGTTATTGCAGTGACTATCTGCTCTCCACTGTCTGTATGCACAGGGAAAGGAATCATGCCATTCTTTTGTACTTGTATACTTGTAACTTACTGGTTCATATTTTGTCATCTTTGTTCTCCTTTAAGATGACACGCAGAATATTTAAAGTGGGATGAGCGTCAAAGACCACTATTAGTAAGCATACCGACGATTGTTGTAGTCGAGAGTATCCTCAACTTCACAAAAGCCTTCTGCATTATAAATTTGATTTAGTTCAAGGCCGTGTTCCTGATATCCTTCTTCAAGCAAATACTGATAGTAATTGCTAGGGTGAGCATAATCAAGCCGGTAACCGATCATTTGATAAATCATCGCTTTGTGTGTTTGATTACCAATTTGTACATCAATATACTTCTTGCCATAAAACGTTGGAAAGCCCTCAAGCATATCAAGAGCTAATTCACAATCATCAGTAATGTCCCACATAACAGTCTGTAGCATATCACCGACACTTTCTTCAATGTCTGCTACGCCACGAAACACTAAACGATGATCTGGAATGTCAACACGACCAATACTAACGGAACCGGGACAGCGTGAAGCCATCTGGTCAATATTAGTATTCATTCCGTATGCTAAATAAAGGGTCATAATATTTCTTTTACTCATTAATTATGTTAGTGAAGGCAGTATATAATTCTTCGTAGTTTTTAGGTTTCGGAGTTTTCACTCCATCTAGTTCACTGAAATCAAAATCTTCATACCATATAGTAGTATCGTAAGTGGCACCTATACTATCTAATATCGCAATTTCAGTCTCTAGTAATTGGATATGGTTTTTAATACGTGCATTGTTAATCGGAATAATGTCTTCACTAATACCTGTTGTTTGGTAAACCCACTTATTCCGAGTAGTTGCAATGTAGCGACTAAGAGACTGCTCAATTTTATTTCTTCGGCGAATACAAACTCTATATGGTTCACTAGAATGAATTAAATAGTCTAACATTTCTTTGGGATACAGATTTAAACGGTTAGTCTGAATTTTCACTACGTACTGATTAGTTGTTTTAGCGGTCTCTAAAAAATTAGAAAACCACGGAAGAATAGAGTCTGGTTCTTGAAATAATAAAACATCTTCTAGTTTACCATGAATATGATTCGCTAATGCAGTAGACCCGCTTCTAGGAGATGCAAGGATTACGACAGGATATCTAATATTTTTATAATCAATCACTTAAACTTCCTAATCGTTAATACACCGAACCGATACATTGAGTATTCACACCCAATCCTATTTAGTACTGTTTCGGTAAGCTTTACCATTTTTACACTGTTACCACAAATGACGGTGAGTGGAAAACTGTCCTGATTTATCAGAACAAAGTTCTCCACAAGAGCATCAACTTGATGATGCCTCGCCCCATGTAAGTCTAACTTACAACTTTCCATACACTTTGTCAAGCATTTTCTTTGCCTGGGGATAAGAAGTCATTGCATCAACTGTTTCATCAACTTCATCCAAACGAGCAATTGTTTGTTCTACTGTTTCAACAGGCTGATTAAACTTGTATGTTCCAACAGGTACCGTAGCAGGCACTATGAATGAAAAGTTGATGTTCTTCAAAATATCTTCGTACTTCTTGTTAGGGTCTTTAGGTTCCATCTTTGTTTCTTTCTGCTTCTGCGACCCGCTTGCGTAGATTGCTGCTACTAAAGCTGTGGTCTCTACCATTGAATATGATATCGATATCACGGGCATAACATTCTTTACGACCGGTAAAGTCTACATCTTCATATTCTATACCCAGTATACGACAATCTAGGGGTAATGTCAAGAGTAAATCTACCAAATCTTGTTCAGTTTGGTAAATAACTACCTCGTCAACAAAGCGACAAGCACTAAGTTGAATCTGCCTTTCTACGATTGACTGGATAGGCTTGTTCTTTGTATCCGGTCTATCAATAGTTGGGTCAGTCTGTAGTCCTGCAATCAAGTAGTCACAGTGATTCTTAGCTTCCGCTAACATAGCAATGTGACCTGCGTGAAGCATATCGAACGTGCTGAAGGTAATACCGATGGTCTTACCCTCTTCTTTTAGGTCTTTAATCTTGTTGAAAATCACTTAGCACTTACCCATTCGTGCAATGCTAAGAAACTCTGCTCTTGCAGCAGCATCAGTCTTGAATCCACCACCAAGCTTAGTAGTCACAGTTGAAGAACCAGTATCTTCAACACCGCGGCTCTTAACGCAATAATGCTGTGCATCAATCATGACTGCAACATTTTCAGTTTCAAGGATATAGCAAAGAGCGTGGAATACCTGTTCAGTCAAACGCTCTTGAATCTGTGGACGCTTCGCAAAGTATTCAACGATACGATTAATCTTTGAAAGACCAAGGACCTTTTCATTAGGTACATATGCTACTGTAGCAAGACCGTCGATGATTACAAAATGATGTTCACAGTTAGATTGTACATTGACATTGCGCTCTACGACCATTTCATCGTAGTTCATCTTATTTGCAACAGTTGTACACTTAGGGAATGCATCATAGTCAAGACCCCAAAAGATTTCGTTGACATACATCTTAGCAACACGCTTTGGTGTATCCATAAGACTGTCATCTTCTAGGTCAAGACCTAATGCTCTCATAATGCCATTGAAGTGTGCTTCAATAACCTCAATCTTTTCTTTGCGGTCTAGTGCGCTATCTTTTGTGGGAGTTTCAACACCCATCTTGACTAGGTGTTCGTGAATCTTTTGACCCAACTCTGGATCAGTTTTAGTTTTGTTATAA